GGAGGCGGAGGCGGAGGCGGTAACCAGCGACGTCTTTCCGCCACTTTTCCCAACGGTACAACTTTAACTTGGGATAATCCTAATGAGAACGACTCAAATACTTTTTTTAATTTGGCTGCCGCTGCTCAAGTTCGTCAACCTTTACAAATTGCTGATGATCAAGTTTCTCAAGTTCGTCAAATTGCTGATGCTCCAGCTGCTCCAGCTGCTCCAGCTGCTCCAGCTGGAGCAGCTTCTTCTGTTAGACAACGCCGAGGCAGTAGGGTCAAAGGCGGAGTAATAAAGAGGAGCAAAAGCAGAAGCAAAAGCACGAGGAGCAGAAGCAGAAGCACTAGAAGCAGAAGCAGAAGCAGAAGCAGGACTAATCAAAAAATAAAATATCAATTAAAACGTTTTATTGGCTACGTACAAAAACATAATATTAAATTAGAAGGCTTAGAAGGCGGAGCGCTTTTGAAAAGAGGATTAAGGTGTGTGTCAGCGTCTCTAGGCTTATCACTCATGATAATTCTTGTATTTGTAATCGGAACTTATTTCGCTTCAATACAGATCGTAAACATAGATTTTCAATTAATTTTTAAATTAGTTGAACACAAATTAATCGGACTTTTACCTGATTTTTTAATTGACAAGAGAGCAAATGGAGGCAGTTGGTTAGCTGTTTTGAGACAAATATTTGCAGTCGCGAATGCAAAAGCTTATATGTACATTCCAGTCAATAAAGATTTTTCATTTGGAGTGCATCCTGCAGTCGGTGCCGTAATTGGACTTTTAATTAACAAAGTTTTAAAAGCAATTGGAGATGGATTTAATTTCATTTTTGATCTCCCGACATTTATCTGGACAAATTCAGATACATTAAGTACTAAATTCATGGATTTGTACAATTTATGCAGTGACTTTTTATGCGAAGAAATACCTGAATCGAAAGATCTTGTACAAAGTATTATCAAATCGACTGAGAAGGTTGCCGAAAAACTAAATTTAAAAGAAATTGTACCGAAATTGCCTAAGACTAAAAGACAAATTGCATCACCTCTTTCAAGAAATGCTCCTCCTCTTTTATCTAAAGCAAGTCAAAGTTCAAAAACATTGGTCATAAAGGATGCCGAACCCAAAAAATAATTAATAAAAACAAAAGAAGTTACAAATGAACATGACATCGGCAATTGAGGGAATGAGCGTGAGTGACATGAGAAGAAACATGTCGGAAATGAGGCATAAGTTGCAAACACAAAGCGAAGATCACCCCTTCAATTTATCCAGCTTCTTGGCGAGTGGATACCCGATTTGGAAATTCGTGCATGAAGTCAGCTTGGGTCTGCACGAAAAGCGGTCTTCACGGAGTTCGCGCAAAAAAGAAAAAGATACATCAAGTAAAAAAAGTTAATAATAATAATAATGGCCGACAAGATAGTTCTCTTTCGTGCAATGCAAATTTGCATTGCCTTGGCGTTTTCATTGGCATTATTTATTGTTCTTGCATTTGGGGGTGAGATGAGGAAAGACGGATATTATCTTCCTACGTTAGGAGCAGCGCTTTGGGCTTCGTTTGCGTTTCAAGACGTTTAGAGTGTTCAATTCAATTAATTATTAAAAATTCCCCTTTTTTTGTAAAAACACAAAAACATAAAAAACAAAATGGAAGCAATTGAGCGATCAATTGAGAGGGTAAAGGCAAACGAAGGAAAGAGACGAAGGGACGAATCCGAACCTAAAAAACCTAGAAAAAAGAGGACGAATTCTGAAGATTTAGATGTAGTGAAGCAGCATGTAAATCCGGACTTGAGAAAAGAGACTGAGAGTACTGTTCGACCTGCGCAGGCAGTGCATCGGGCGCAAAGGCGTTCAGTAACAGAAGCAATAGAGGAGAAAGAGAAGGAAAAGGAGAAGGAAAACTTGATCAGCTTAACATTTAAAAAATTTATTGACGAGACAATTCAGAGGCTCAAGGAGTCTGAAAAAATTTCTTTGGAACAAGCAATTCAAATTCAATCTTTGCTTGAGTCCAAACATCTTGGAAATTTAAATGTTTCATTAGATCTTCAAAAAGAATTGAATCGAGTGTGTCGAATCGAATATGACGAGATTGAGAAAAGCAGCGACCGACTTTCTGGATACGGTTGGTCGCGGTCAAAGATCGCAACTCATATGAAACGCAAACTGCAAGACAAGATTGACGAGTCTATGGACGTAATTCAAGGCTTTATTGCTTTGGATTCAGAGACAAGGAAGTAAAGTATGCTCTTGGGTTTATTTTAAAAGTACCGAAAAAATCGTCCTCTTTCTTGTCCCTTTCCTGCGCCGTAAAATGAAACGAATCGAGTACGCTTCCTTGATCATCATTGCTATTGCTATTTTGAAAAAGAATGACCTCATTTCTCTTTATCCTGGTTGTTTGTTGTGATTGTGATTCAGTGTCGGGGTCCGACACTATTGACTCTCGCTTCAATTGTTCTCGTTCTTCAAGTCTTCTCTCATGCAAGAAAAAACTTTCATTTCTGTGTTCCCAGCGTTCAAATACTTTTAATGCGATTTGCCTGTTAACTGTTCTTAGATCCTCGCTCCTTGATTGTATTAACTGCAAAACCCTTATAAAGTCTGTATTTACATCGTGCAGAATGTCGTTTAAATCAAGAACGACGTCCTTGTATCTTTGTGTCTCCTTTTCCTCCTCCAAAATTTCATAGCCCATCATTGAGTACACTGAAGTCAACAACAGCTCTCTGTTTTTAGACGAGAGCAAAATTTCTTGGGTTCGACTCATTTCTTTTTCCTCTTCTTACTTGAAGATTGATTGAAAACATCATTCTCGCCCATATGTTTTTTGCTTCCACACGGACGGTTGTGGTTCATCAATTTCTTTTTCGTCTTTTCTCGTCCTACTTCTCGTTCTTGTCTCTGTCTCTGACAAAAATAGTGATTCTTTAGTGTGTCTTTTTGTGTATTCTAATCTTTTCATTGTAGAATGCTCTCCTTCGTCCTTCTCATTGTCCTCTTCTCCCTTCTCTTGAACAAATTTTTCCTTTCTCTTTTGGTTTTGGTTTTGGTTTTGTTTAAGCCTAAGACTTGACACATCATCTTGAAGCAAAGGAGGCTGTGGCGCAGTCCTTTCGGGTAGATGTATACCAAATTCTGATTTTGTGTTTCTTCCTCTTCCTCTACCAACAACTTGAAGATTTTTTGTAGGCAATGTGTCGATTGATGGACTACCAACATTCATCTTTAATTCCCTACTCTCCTTTACAGGTTGCTTTTCCTCTAAATTTGTCGGTCTGTTGGGTTCAATCGAAATTGATTGCAAGTTCGAGGATGCCTTTCCTATTCTCGAATCAAGCTTTCTCGCACTTTCAACTTCGGAATTAAATGATTTTGCGTTCTCAACGCCTTGACCCGAAAACTGATTGTGCGGCTTTGTCTTCACGGTAGGTCGTCTAGCGTCCTCCACGCTTGGCTTCTGTCCGCTCGATCCTACAAGCGCGGATGCGCCCTTAAAAACGGCCAATCCTAATTTTCTAATAAATCCTTCACCTTGTTTTCGTGTCTCAAAGCCAATTTTACCGGAAACACGATCGGACATGGCAGATTGCTCAATCATTTGCAGAGTCAAACGGCCTAATGCAAGAATGCTCTTGTCTTCCGTAACTAAATGTTGTTCGATCGACGGACTTTCCATTCGCGCCGTCATGACTTGACTATATCCTCTAAGGTGCATGAGAATGCGTCCGATTGCAGTTGCAATCAACTCGTTTTTCTGTGCCTTTTGCGAATCAGATTTCTCAGTAAAGGAACTTGAGAGAAGACCTCCAACTCCGGTGCAGTTTTGAATTGCTCTTGAACCGATGCTTTTGGCAATAATGTCGTTCTTGCGTGCATCTTCTACACTGTGTCCAGACGGTAACGTGAGGCCAATGTCAACAAACACCTTTCCTAAATGTGCTGCTAAAATTTTAACCTCCTCGCGAGCTGCAGGCTCCACTATAGTTTTCTTTGCACTTGATTCGTTCGACTGCTCTGGTGTAGGCACCATCACTTTTTGAATTTCTTTTAAAATAAGTACTTGTCCATTCTTTTTGGATTCTTCAGGCTTAGTCAATGATGCACTTGACGATACGAGGTCCAGATCAGTTCCCACAATTCGTAAAAATAGTTTGCCAATTTCAAGCGTCAAGTCGTCCCTCTTTGAAATTGTTTCATGAATAACGTCCTTCCCTCTCGCCTTCTTAGCAAAGTCAGTGACCTCTGGAAGAGCTGGCGCGTTTGCTCTTTTGCTCTCCTCGTGTTTACTTGGAGTAATAACAGCAGGTTGCTGGGCTTGCCTCTCCGCAAACTGCGAGCTAACTGCTGTTGAGCGTTTTAAAACGCCATGATTTTGCCTAGCGTCATGTGAAACAGTTAATGGAAATCGCACACGTTTTGTCAAAATCAACCCGTTTTGCGACGCCCTAAACGCCTGCGCGTCCGTCTTTACGTTCCGATATCCCTCGGGGTCTAAATCAGCATCTCCGTCCATTTTCATTGCCGACTTTGCAACAACTTTTGCCTTTTCCATGAGCTTTTCCCTAACTTCGTTGCTAAGCTTTAGCTGATTTTCGTTTAAATTTAAAGCCTGGTCTAAATTTTCATCTTCAGCCTCAATCTCGCGTCGTTCTACGCCGTCGGACGGTCCACGTCCCATCAACACTTCTCTATACTTTTTACGAAGAGCTGAAGAATCCATTAAAAAGTCCCCTTCTGCCTTGACTCTCTTGGCCTTTTCTTCGGTTTGATCTGGCCATAATTTCAGAGCCCTTGACAGTGAGGCCTTGACAGTCTTGACGGGTTCGGTTCCATTTCTACTTCCAAAACCAAGTTGCATTGGGTTTAATTTTGGCAAATCCATTTATACTTTCTACTTTTTCCTTTCTTCTTTCTTCTTTATACATGATATCTAATTAACTATTTCAACTTCATCCTCAAGAACATCCACCGCGTCCCACACCTTAAAATACGTAGCCCAAAAGATTGGAGATCTGTCGCACACGTTGCCTAATTGTCCAGAGGCAAAAAGTTCGACGGCACGCGCCGTCTGGTCTTGCGCAAAGAGAATTTCTTCGTACGAAGCGCCAGCGAGCTCGGCTGCATCCCTCCACCATTGAAAAGCTTGTTGCGAAGCATATATCTGGTCAATTGGGTTTCCGTCTTCGTCGACGCTGTCTGCAAATTTCCATGCGCATTGTATCATTTCCTCGCGAGTAAACGGAACGTAAAAACCCGGGTCTTCATTTTCTGATTGAAACGAAATTGAACTAATGTCTGAAATAATGTCGTCTGCATCGTAGACGACATCGTTAAGTTCAGAACCACTCATTGATTCGAGTTCAGAAATTTGAATCATTTTTTTTTAATTCTTAAAGGAAAAAGACAAAAATGACTCTTGCAACAAGATACGAAGTAAATGAAATTGAAATAAGACACGAAAACTTTCTTAATCAACAACTCATGCGTCGTGAATTACTTTGGACAGAAGCAATTAACCAATTAACCGCTCAAATATTTACACAATGTCTTCAAAATTGTGTTCCTCGTGAATTAAATTTAAACACATTTAATGCTTTTGATCCGTGGGGAGGAGTTGACGTAAATGACAACTTTATGATAAATGTTTTTGTTGTGTCAAACACTAACAATTACAATAACAATTCAAATTCACTCAACGATGGCAGTGGACTTACAAATGTAATTTCTTTGGTTAACAGCACTTTAAACAACACAAACACAAACGAAAACAAATATATTTATTGTCTTGAATACGCAAACGCAAATCAAACTCTAAAAGAAGCTCTTGAAAGCAAGTCCATTACCACATCTTTACACATTTCACTTCTATTAGAGAATGCTGGGTTTCATAAAGCGTGGGCAAAAAGACATAGTTCAACTCCATCTCTATTTTTCTGGAGAATGTAATCGAAATAAAATAAATGGCGGATGTTTGTATATGTATAGAGATCAGAGACAGTGTAATATCTGGAAAGGGTGTATTTGCTGTAAACAGCATTAGAAAGGGTCAGATATTAGGCTGTTATGAAGGTGAAGAATTAACGTTAGAAGAATTCAACAATAGATATCCTTTTGACAATTCGGTTTACGTATTAGACATAGGAGATGGTAAATTCATTGACGCACGAGATCCAGAAAAGAGTAATTTTGCAAGATACATAAACTCTCCTCATGGAACAACTAAAAAACCCAATGTTGTGTTTTTAAAAAAAGGAGTTATTGCCGCGTTAAAAAAAATACAGAAGAACGAAGAATTGCTTGTTTCATACGGGCGAAAGTACTATTGGAAATAGGAGGTTGTGTAAAACGGATGGCTCACAGACAAGAAAAACACTTTTTACCTTCAAGATGTCGCAGCTCTATTTTCTCGCCCTCCAGAGTGGAAAGTATTACGTCGGCAAGAGTGATAACCCTGCACAGCGATACAAGCAGCATCGAGACGGCAATGGAGCTGCATGGACGAAGATTCATTTGCCTGTCAAGTTCCTGGAAACCCGAGCCGTGACAAGTGAACACGATGAGACGAACCTTACGAAGGACTTGATGAAGAAATATGGGATTGACAATGTGCGTGGAGGGGCCTATACACAGGTGTTCTTAGATGATGCGACCAAGGCGGTGCTCGAGAGGGAAGTCCTCGGAAACGCCGACAAGTGTTATAAGTGCGGATCAGATGGACACTTCGCAAACAAGTGCAATGGCGTCGTTGAAGTAGACGTCTGGGGGTGCGAGCACTGCGGCAACGAATTCACAAGCATGACACGTGCGATTGCTCACGAAAGGCGATGTACCGAAAACCCTGAGAACTTCATTGAACTGCCAAAGAAGAAAAAGACGGGTGCGTGTTATCGATGTGGACGCACGAGCCACTACTCTCCGGATTGCTATGCAAAGACGCATGTGGATGGGAATGATCTCTAACTAAGAAGGCAGCCATCCATACCAACCTAAACTCTTACAATATTGATCGTACGAACTAAATTTTGGGTTGCAAAATTTTGTAAGTAAAGTGTCTTCGTTTGAATCATAATGAGGAATTACAAACTGTGGAAAAATTCCAATTGAAATTTTCTTTCTTTTCCATAAAAAATCAGATAGAGTTTCGCAATCTGTTGAAGTAACGAGTTCATCCCATAATGATTTCCGAAATGCGATTCCTCCGCCATAAACAACCTTATTAAGTTTACACGCCTCCCCCTCCTCGCATGCATACGTGATCAAATTTTTGTAACTCCATAAAGACCCATCGTCAGTTAAGGGCGTAAATCCAACATAATAAAAGTCTGAGAAGGGAGTTGTTGGTGCATTTAATACATGTATAAGTTTTTTCCATGAGCAAAGAACTCGAATTGGTCCAGTAAACAGAAAGAAATAATCGTTTACTTTGCATTCCTCAGCATAGGCGCTTAGCAAAAGTCGAATTGCTTGCATTTCCGTTTGAGGACTCGCGCTCTTGAAATAAATTTCAGAGTCATGGTGAATGAACGGATACGCATTATGTTTAATGTCAATAAAATCTTCAATTTGTTTGCCTACGCAAAAGATGGAGTATCGTTTGATGGTGGAGACTGTGTTGTTGTTGTTGTCAGGAACTACTAAAGAATTTTCAATAAAACACGGCTTGTCATTGTTGCAATAAATAGCATAATTTGCAAAAAACATTGTAGAAAATCGCTCAAAGACGAATGGTAGCAACGGGTAAAATGGTTTTCCCCAAATTGATAATAAATCTTGTTTAGACAATTTTCCTGCTGGATAAAATGCATCCACAGAAAAAACGTCCATCTTTTCCTTTGCGTATTGTAACAGTTTCCGATGCCATGAAATGTAATCAATCATAAATGTTGGCCTGCACATCCAATAATTCGATGCACACTCAACAACTTCATTGTGGATTGGATGACTAGACAAGCCAGTCCTTTCTTTTAAATAAGTCCACGCCAAGCCAAAATAGTCTCCATGATTACTAATTCCAGAATTAAGAGCGCTTCGATTTTCAAAGACAGAAAAGGGAATAAAGTCAAAATTGCATTTGTTCTCAAATGTATCTTGAACGCTTTTTATTGAAATCTTCTTTTCAAAATTCCACGATAATGTGCCAACGAAATCAGCCGTTTCCCACTCTTCTTGTCTTTTACCCAAAAGTTCGTAGACCTCATTTTCAAAAATTGGAATGTCTTTATTCAAGGGAGGCATTAAAATCGGAAGCGCCCATTCAAACCCCTTGTATCTTTGTTTCGTTAAATGTAAAGCTTCGGGATTTGGACAGAGAACATAAAGAATAATTTTCATTTATTTTATTTACCGTACTATTTATTTAGAAGAAAGAGTCTGCAAAATCTTGCCAAGTGAACTTTTTCCTTCGACCATGACTTGCTTGCCCTTGCGTACTTCCCGAAAGCAATGAATGCTTTCTTGAATTGCCGTAATAAATTCTCTCAACTCGCATCCTTGCATTTCGTTACAAAGAAAACCAATAATGTCTTCAGAAGAGCTGTGGCTATTAACTTCCTTGCTTTGATTGTCCTTTTCTTGCTCCGCTGCAGAAATCAGAAGATTTCCGTTGACGATTAAGTGAGACAGCGAATGCATGAAAAAATTTGTTTCGTCAATTGTTGAAGCACACTTAATTTCGGATGCAGGATCTGGAGAGGAAGAAGAAAGACTCAGAAGAAGCGCTTCCGTTTGCTTGCGCCCGGCGTCAATGCTCTCGTTTTCCTCGTTCCACAACACTTCCATAGCCATAATTTTTCCAATTAACGAATCAGGAAGATCTTCATTCACCTTTGCTGAATGCCTTGAAATTTCTTGACAAGACCAGAATGAATCCAACAGAGAGTCAGCGTGATTGTAAAGAGTTAGCATTCTCTTTTTACGAAAAAAATCAATCTCGTTTGAAGAATGTGCATCAAAAAACAGAAACGTTTTTGCGTATAAATCTTGAAATGAGTCGGCGCAGGCCCCCAATTGGTTAAGTAACGGCGTAAAGTTCTTGAAACCGTTATCAGGAAGAGATGAAAATGCTGCAGTGACTTTCTTGTGCGCCAAGGCAAAACGGTCAGGCGTCAAGCTTGTCTTGATTTCATTGTTTTTTGATTTTGAAGACTTTCCTCCGTCCCCAACAACAATTGGATCAAAAAGATCAAAGACAATGTCTAAAAGGTTTTTCTTGAAACTGTCGCTGTCTGATTCCATAAGCGAAATGAAGCAGCAAACATTTAAAAGAGCAAAATTTCGTACTGCGAGAAAGACTCCGTCTGCCATGGATGCAGGAACTGTTGGAATAAAAACTGCGCCGGAAACTGGAATAACACTGTTTTTATCAAGAAGCATCAACGTTTCTCTCTTCAAAACATTAAGCGAAGAAATTTCCAAGGCAAGATCTGGTGATGTTTTGCCCATTGCTAAAGTAATCTTGCCTCCAATTCTTTGCTGTTCCACAACGTGATCGAGAAAAGATTGAAGATTAACGTTGCCCATTTTTCCGCTTGACGAAAAACCGCGGACAACGCGATTTCGTAGCCACGACAGGGCGCGGAAGCGGGATTCTACCTTCCAGCAAAGAAGACCCATAAAAACATCGTCTCTCGGAAGTTGAAGAGCGCGTCCAGTTGCGGCATCTGAATAGTTTTTGTAATGCGAGTGAAGATATCCACGAGCTAGACCGACATCGCTGAAAATGGAGCGAAGAATTGATTGCCCAACGACGAGCCAAGCAGGAAATTCTTCATCCTTTTTTTCCCGAAGCGAAGACACCACGTAATTCTGCAAAACTTGCACAATTTTTTCCGCCTTGGTCGTTGTCGCGCAAAGGTCGACGAGAACTCTTGCCTCCTCAACATTTGTGTCCAATCCCTCCTTCTTATTCCATTTGATTTTAGGATTAGAATTAGAATTAGAATTAGAAGAAAACATAACGAGCTCTTCTTCCAAATCGGAAATAATCTTTTGCGACTTGGCGTACTCGGCTCGTAACGTCTTGAGCTCCTTGTCCTTAACATTTTGATGTTGTGGAAGAGGGGTTTTTTTGGCCGCCAGAATTGAAGATAGAGACGCGTTTTGGCTTTCCAAAGATTGAACTTTAAATTCAAGTTCCTGAAACTTACTTTTAAACTCCTCCTTTTCATCAAAATACGAAGCACATTCAATTTTGATTGCAGAAGAAATACTTTTTAGAGATTTTATCTCGCGTCTTAACTCTGCATCTGAGCCTGAAAGCTGCCTGTTTTTAGACTCCAAAATCTCACATTTCTGTTGCGACTCGCGGCCCTTTTTTTCAGATTCTGCCTTGTCGCACAAAATCGCCAAGATTTGTTCTTTAACAGCTGAATTTTCATCTTTAACAATTTTTAGTTGCTCGCATGTAAGAATAAGATTTGTTGCTTCTTGCTCAGCCTTCTCCTTGCATTCCTCGTATTGAAAAGTTAAATCTTGTAATTCCTTGGATTTAATTTCCAATTTGAGAGTAAGAGCTTTCATTTCCGTTTCATATTCTTTTGTTTTTACATTCAAAATAGATTTTAAACCATCAGAATACGATTCGTATTGAGTTTTAGTTTGCTGCAATGAAGCTTGAAAGTTTTGATGCTGAATAGTAGAAACATAATTCGTCCAGCTTTGCACTTGGAGGGGAACACGAAGAGTTTCAATGTAGGATGAAAATTCAAAGAAAGCATGTTGGATGGTATGTAGCGTAAAACGTTCTTCACACGCTGCAACAGGAGTGAATGGCCGAATTACGTACCAAAACATAAGAAATTTAGCAATGACAAGCTGATTCGGCGTTTCCGTTCCACAATACTGAAATATTTGTGGATGAACGTTTTTTAAATAAAGTAAATGGTCATCCAAGATCTTTTCGAAAAAGGCAATTGAGCTTGGAACCTTTGCGGCCAGATCGCCTGCACACTGAGACATTTTTAACTCGTCATTTGCACCTCCGCTTTTGACAAGTTCCTGAAAGAAAATTAATTCACTTGCAGTTAGTCTCAAATTTGTATCCATGCACATTTGCAGTCCGCGCAAACCGCCCCTTCCACCCTCTGCCATTTCTTCAGAGTAGAGCAGCAAGACTTTTATGTCTTAGCTATATATATGCTAAGGAACAAAAGTATTGGGTTTGACATGATTTTGCTTTTTGCATTTTATATTCAAATTAAAAAAATAAATTTTAAAACCGTAAATAAGATAACATAACAAAAGGAATGGAGAAAATAATGAAGGTAGAGAAGGACAAGGAGGAGAAGGAGGAGAAGGAGGAGAATGAGGAGAAGGAGGAGAATGAGGAGAAGGAGGTAAACAGTTGCTCAATATGTTGCAATGACATTACTTTACAAACAGGAAAATCTTCGCTATCATGTCATCATTCGTTTCACTTGAAATGTATTAGTCGGTGGCTTTCAAAAAACAATTCGTGTCCTTGCTGCAGAAATGAAGTATCTAATGAATTTGAAAATTTGCGGTTTTTAAAAGATGAAGATGACCGAGATGAAGCAAGAGACGAATTAAATGAAAGAATTGACGAATTAGATAATGATGAAAATTATGAAAATGAAGGTGACGAGGGTGACGACGCAAGTTATAACGATGAAGATTTTGGAGGGCTTATTATGATTTCAATTGGAGGATTGAAAGAACTGGGAGAATTTTATTGTCAAGCTTGTTTTGATGTTGATGATGAAAATGAAAATGACGAAAAAAATAAATTATTGGAAGAATTTAACTCAAAATTAACGCAAGAATTTTTTGATCATTTTTGCGGTGGAGCTACAATATCTGTCCGGTTCGATTCAAGAAACGTTTTACCATTCACTCAACAACATTTTTCACATTGTTTTATAAAATACTATCCGACGTATCTTTTTTTCTTGGGTTTTTTCTGCAAATCTGCAAAAATAAATGCTTTTTGGAATTTATGGGAAAGAATAAGAGTACGACAAAACACAAGTGGATTACTTCAAAATGATTTAAGCACTAATTCAAGTTTTATTTTGAGCGTTATTCGCGACCACAATCTTATTTTGTCAGCGCCGCAAACATCATTTGTAAATTATTTGATAAGTCCTTACAAGGAGCGAGAATTAAATTTTTTTCTTGCAACAAATTCAACAACAATAATTACTAGCTTCTTGGCACATACATGAAGATGTATTTGTCCGCGATTGCGTAAGTTTTAGTGAAATTGAAGGGATGGAGAACGATCAAATTATAGGTGTTTAACTCATTAGCAATTACCGCCGTTTTGATGAAAAAGACCGAAACTTTTTATTTGCTACTTTATATTTTCTTCTCCTTACGGATTTGATTTTGCGCTTTCCTCCTCCTCCTAGCCCGCTTGCGCCCCCTCCATTTTTACGACCAGCGATTGCGCCAGGTTGTTTAGCTTGTAAATTTTTTAGTGCAACTGCTGCGTCATTCATTTTCTGGAATTTTGCCGCGATTGCACGTACGCCACGAACAGCTTCTTCCGAAAGAACATCTTGAACTTGCTCTGCTTTTACCTCCTTTAACAAAATTCTTTGATCAACAACAACCATTGATCTGTTTACAATTGCGATTGCTCTGCTACCTGTCGCTTGAAGAATCGCTTCATTTTCTCCTGATGCATTATCATCCTCATCCTCGCTTGATTCAGATGCCAAAACCAAGTTACCAGAAAGCGCCGAAGAGGCAGCCGAAGAAGCTGATGTGACAAATGCAACCGCTGCAGACGGCGCTGACGCCACCAAAGCAACAGCTGCAGACGGGACGGACGCAACTAATGCAACTGCTGACGGGACAACTGCTGCTGACGAAGCAGACGCTTGTGGTTCTTCGTCCTTGTCCAGCAATAATAAAAGGCCTGCGGAACTTTTCGCTTCCGCTTTCGATTCTGACCCCAATATGGCCTCATTTACGTCTGCTAATGCCAATTGCTGTTCTTTAGATGAAGCAACATCTAAAATCTGAGGAGGACCTCTACGACTCAGTTTTTGCAGCATAAGATAGACAAAAAAAGTTGTCATTAAAGATAATAGCTCCAAAACTTGTATAGGCGTAACCCCTCCCTGTATTTGTATTTGTTGGAGCTGGAGCCTTTCTCTTCTCAATGAAGGTTTTTGTAAATCAAATCCATTTGCGCGTGAAACTTTTTTTAAATACCTAAAAGTTTCATTTGGCGGAATTCCGTATTGTTTGTAAAACGCATTTAAAAGTTGTTGAACCACCATTTGACTTTTCTTTTTCTTCTTCTTTATTAATTTTCACACTTCAAAGCAATGTAAAGATTTATCGTAAAGGCAAAGATGAGCCATGCAATGTACGTATAAAACCAATTGTTTAATGTATGGTAACCATCCAGCTCCAAGCGTCTTGAAGTATCAAACGCGACTCCAATCATGACTGCTATCACGGCAAGCCCGGCCTTTGAATTGAAGTAGAAAATTGGTATCCAAGCCAAATTAAGAATGAGTCCAATAATTAATGAACCTCGAGAAGACTCTGACTTCCAAGTCTTGTTCAAGATTACAATGTACAGAGTATACAAGAAAGTCCAAACGATAGGGAAAACAAATTTGGGAGGCTGCCACGGAGCTATTGTGCATTTATCAAACATTGTACTTAAGAAAAACCCTTTCTTTGCTTTTGCTTCTGCTAACTCCGCGCCCTTTTTTATTGATTGTCCTTCCGCGCCACCCTTTATAAAGTCTCCTTCTTCTCCTCCTTTCATTACGTGTCCTTCTGCGCCACCGTTCATCAAGTCTCCTTCAGCTATATCTAATGTGACTTTTGGTTGCTCGATAACTTGTATTTCTGACGTACCGGAATCGTTATTCAGTTCTGTAATAGTATCATGAATCGCAACAGCAACGGAATCAGAAAGAGATGCAAGGTTTTCATGATTAGGCATAACCGCGTCCTCTCCGTAACCGGAGAAAGACATGGGAACTCTATTTATGTAACTCATTTCTTTTTTTTTATTATGTAGAGTTCAGTTTTAAGGAACAAGAACAAATTGTAAAAAAAAGAAGAAAGAAATAAATGGGAATTACTTCAAAAATTTTGGCAATTGTAACGTTTCTTTTTTGGATTGTACTTGTATGCTTTATCGACGTTCTTAAACGAGTTGAGCCATTTTTGAAGCCCGCATGGAGCGTTCCGCTCTTAAAAAATTACGACCCTAAAAATGGAGATATTTTGCTTGTTCATTACGTTGGTCATGGTCTTCACGGCATACCTATAGCCGAAGCGTATCCAACGCATACCGCGTTTGTTTACGTTGCAAACGATGGCAAAGCATATGCGTTAGAGGCAACGCGCTTTGTTGCACCAGAACAGCCTAACGTTCTTTCGCAAACTGTACATAGAATGTCAGGTATACGAATGGTTCCTTTAGCCCATTTCATTAACGCGGTTGACTCAGTCATTTATTTGAGGCAGATCGAAAAAGGTCATATTTCATCTGAAGCAGTCGAGGAATGTTTGGACTGGGCTTCGACATTAGACTTTGAAACACGAATAATTGACTCAATGACGTACGATGTAACTGTTGCGATTGGATTTCGCCTTGTCTGGCCGGACACTTCTAAATTGTGCACAAAAACGTCTAAATTGATTGAAACCGACAGGAGACAAAAACAAGTGTTTTGTTCTGAGTTTGTGTCGCGACTTTTAGCAAAACTGGGAGCTTTGCAAGAAACATTTACGGACCATTACTTGATGAGCCCTGCTTCATATCTATATTCAATTTCTTCAAGCACTCATCTTGCTTCAAAAGAAATTGTAACCCCGAATTTGGAGTCAATAGCAAACAAAGGTTTTACGTGGAAGCCCGATCAAATGTTGGTCAGGACAGGACGTGACAAGGAAATTTTATAAAGAATAAATAAGAAAAACGAACAATCAATTTTCTAATTACATAAAAGAAAAAGCAATAATCTTGTTTTCAATATCTAGGAAAAAAAAGTTGAAATGTCCGACAATCCTTATGTCGCGGTTTTGCTGTCGCTTTCGTCATTTTTCGTAATTCTCGCCATTGTCATCGGACCCATCCCGAACGCCCTGACAAACTGCGAAAAGCACCAAGATCTTTGCGCGCAGCGCAAGAATCTTTTTGCAACTCTCATGTACTGGGCGCTCGGTTTCCTTGTTGTATACTCATTTAGTACTGGCACGGTCTTTCAGTCCGTCAAGCAGCTGTCTTCAGTTCCGCTCACGTCTGGAAAGCAGGTTATTGCTGTAGCTACGGCAGCATTGAAGCAGGGCATGGCGTCTGCCACGGCTGCCGCCAAGGACGTTATGAGCACGGCGACTCAGGCGGCTGGTTCCGCGACTCAGGCGGTGGTACCTGCCTAAGATGTAAAGGGTAATTTAGAAAAGCAAGCACAAAGAGAAAGAAGAGAAAGAAGCATACATTGGCATTAGGCAAAGAAAGAAGTTGAAATCAATAACCCTAAAACATCTCCTCTTCGTAATCTCTCCCACCCCACGTTCCAAAAAGTGACCACATTTCATTATCATCACACATACTTTTTGTTTTTAAAATGTCTTTTAAATGCCCCCGCGAAGCAAGCTTTGCTGTCATTCCTGAATAGTCACACTTTTCAATATCAGCTTCTTTTGAAATCAAATACTCTGCAATCTCTTCACGATTGTGTAAGCAAGCATAAATTAGGGGAGTGCGTCCGAGTGCGTCGGGAGCATCAATATCTGCGTTTTCATTTACTAGAAGCTGTACGGCTTCAAAATTGTTTGCCTTAATGGCAACAAGCAACGGTGTGCGCTTATAGCTCGTTGAGTCGCTTACATTAACACGGGCATTTCGTACAAGCAGAAACTTTGTTATTTGATGACTTTGATTTTTATTTTGACTTACAGATAAGGCAAGTGCACTTTTTCCTTTCAAATTTGTATGATTTACGGAAACTCCAGCATCTATGGCTTCCATGACACCTTTCAAATCTCCACTCTCGATGTTTCTCAAAAGACAATCAGGGTCCTGCTGTTTTGATCGAACCCAATCTGTTGACCTTTTTAGAAGATCGTTTTGAGTCATTTCATTATTTATCAGTGACGCTTGCCAAACATCAATTGCGTATCCATTTGCTGACACAAGCGGCATGTTTTTAAAGAAATAGTGTTGCTCAGTTAACTCTTGAATCATTTTATTAATAATTAATTTTTTTTTAAATTAATTAAAATTATTTATTTACTTACTATAAAAAACTTTTAAATGCCTTTCCAATATTACTAAAGGCACCTGATTGTGCGCTTGAATATAAGTAATACGACAAGATTGCAAAAATGAACATATACACTCCAGTTATAATTACCTTCTGAACAATGTAATTTCCTAGATCTTTATACAGAGTTTGCAAATTTTTTGCCTTTTGCTCGATTAGATTAACTTGAGGAACAACTTTGTCATCGATAGCACGGTTGATGCTATCTCCTACTGCATTTTCTAAATCACTCCCCAAGTTCCACTGACCATTTGTACCAACGTTGCAAAAACCGGGACCGACCATTTCTAAACTTTGATTTGTTTTTCTTCATTTCAAATTCGTTTTTCTTGTGATAAACAAAAACAAAAACTTGGAAGATTGACAATGGGTTGGGAAAATGATTTGAACGTGGCAGGTTGTTGGCTTCCTGTGCAGTCCTGGTCAAACAGTATTGTGTCAGCCTCTTCAAGTTTAACATATGACGTGACGTGCGGAATCTTGGACGTTACAGTTCTTCCCGAACTATTAGTAGCAAATACGGTTCTTGATGGCGTCTTAGACGCGTCTACATCAGCTATTAATAGCTTTTATTCTACAGTAAACTCAAGCAGAATTGCTAAGTTAATTGGAAAGGTGCTCCTGGTTCTTCTGTGTTTGATGGCCTTTGCGGCGGCAGCTGCTTAAGTTTATGTTTATTCTATAATTTTCAATCTTCCTCCCCCAAACCCTCGCCTCCAGCAAACACGTTTTTGGAAAAAGAAGAAGAAGAAGAAGAAGAATACGGAGGACGTCCTCTCTTGGCCTTCATTTTTCCTTTTTCAGATCCAGACAAATCCTTTATTCCACTCACCGCACTTGCATTCCGAACCAAGATAAAAAATTGTAGCAATTGTTTAGGTGTCAAGACCGACATATCAATCTCAAATTCCCCTTCTGATGGCACTGGAAACACCTTTTCCATCTTGACATTTGCAACCAATTGAGACATTTGCGTCTCAGTTAAAGATTCAATCATTATAGGCAATGCCAATTTGTCATGCTCCGTAAGTTCAGTTTTGTTCTTTATTAAAGAAGAGGAAGAGGAAGAGGAAGAAGAGGAAGAGGAGGAAGAGGAAGAGGAGGAAGAAGGAAGACCTGAACTGAGTCTTGGCCTTGGAGGAGCGGCTTTGTATTGAACCATGGAGACGAGAGCAATTGGTGATTCACCAAGAGAAATTCCCTTTTCCTTTTCAAGTCTTGCAATTCGTTCCGAAAACATTCTTAACGAATTTTCGTACTTGAGCTGATTCATTCTCTCTTTCAATTCGTAATCGTCAATTTTTGACTGCAAGACAGAAATGGAAGACATGGCTTGCGCTTGAAATCCAGTAAAGGACGCCATATTTTTTATGACGCTCTGCATTAAATGAGTCATGGATCGAAGATTAGAACTTAATTCTTCTCTCGACATTGTTTCCAAAGACTCTTGTTCTTGTGCCCCTCCAGCTGAAGCCGAACCTGCCGCAGGTAAAGAAGAGGAAAAGGAAGAAGAGGAAGAGGAAGAGGAAGAGGAAGAGGAAGAAGAGGAAGAGGAAGAAGAGGAAGAAGAGGCGGCTTGAGAAATGATCGAAGACAATTCTTGACTTAACATGATTCTCTGCATGTCGAGATTGTCTTTCCTTTCAATTTCGCGTTCTTGCAATCGCATCTTCTTTTTCTGTTTATTTTGTAAAGTTTTCAAGTGAAAGGATTCAAGTGGTCCCAAGACTGGCCGAACAATAACTGTTTTGGGTTCATACGTTTTTGTTAACCAAAACCGCAAAGTAACCGGGTGGAAAGAGCCAAGAAGATGAAAGCGCCCAACCTCATTTTTGCCTGAACCCTCAAGTCCAAGGAGGCCAATACGCGATGCTTCAATAGGCAAGCAACAGGTTTCTTCGGAAGATGGTGTGTCTGTCAAGACTAAACGCGCAGTTTCAGAAATGTGACGTACTGAAGAAGAAGAAGAAGAAGAAGAAGAAGAAGAAGAAGATGCAATATCAAATTTACCTGAAACGTTCAGTGTTTGTTTGCAAGATGAAAAAGACGACGCGATGGAGCACCCTAATTCTGATTGCAAGAAGAATACGTCACCAAGATCAAGATCGAACGACTTTTCGTCAAACTCACCCTCATCAATCATCCATTTTCCTTTAAAAACTATCCGGTCAAATTCGTTCGATACAAGTCCGACAAGTCGGATAAAGGCTAATGAAGACATTTACGACCCGCCACTTGACAGGTTGGTCGAATGCAACGAATACTAAGAGCCAGCCAAGTTGCTGATACGAAAGTGCATGAAGAAAGAAAAACAATTTTGAAATGTATTTGTGTGGAGATCAAACAAATAATTATTTAAATTAAATTAAATTTATTCAAAAAATGTCTGATTCAATCAAGTGCAAGCTCATAAACTTGAAGGAGGATTTAAATGTGTTCTTATTGAACAGGGCAGTAAATTTTTCCATTTCTCAAACAGCTGTAAGAACAGACCTCGAGGAATGTCTTGAATTTTTAAAAACTCAGATTGCAGTGATTCAGGAAGCTCGCACTTTAAAAGTGAGCGAGAATACAGTAAAGGAATGTTGCATTCGAATTGAGCAAGTTCGAAATTTGAGGTTATCTGCAAATTCACATAAAAAGCTCTTACAATTATGTGAAGCGTATGCTGCTAGAGCTCTAATTCTCCATTCATTATTTGGAAAGCCGTTTCCTGAAAAAAATGAGGAAAACATTAAATCTCAAGTTCAAGTTTGTAAAGCTCAAGAGGATGTGAATGACAAGAGAATATTACAAGTGTCAGATGATAATTGTTTAAAAATTATAAATGAATGGAAAATATTATTAAAAGATTTAAGAAAGGCGGACAGAGCGGAAAACGCATCTTTTTGTTATGAGGAGTACGTAAAACTAAAATTCAGAGTGAAAAAATATGAAAATGACCTTATTCTTTTACGGCACAAGAATGAATACAGGGACTTGATTTACATGGCATTTTACAATCTTCGAAAGAATATAAAGCTGGTATCGACATCCAAAGATCTTATTGACAATATTGAAAATTACGCTTTTTATGACGAAATTAACAAGAAGGAAGCGACATTGCGTCAAAATATTCAAGAAATATACGATTTACATCCAGCTCTTTTAAATACAATTTCAAAGAAAACTCTTCCTGCTTCGTCTTCGTCTTCTCCTTCGTCTTCTTCTGCTTCTTCTGCTTCTGCTTCTGCTTCTTCTGCTTCTGCTTCTGCTTCTTCTTCTTCTGCTTCTTCTTCGTCTTCCTCTTCGTCTTCTTCTAGTTTAATGACGTCAAGTATTGATGGATTTGTAAAGAGAGGAGGGCCAAAATATTGCCCAGGTTACGGATTACATAAAATTCATCTTTGTGCTCCAAAAACAAAATTTTTTCCTTGTGGAGTTGACAAGGTGGAACGTTGCCTTGAATGCCACGAGCAAGCCATGAGAGAATATGGTGGACGAATTCAAATTGCAAAGGTAAAGAAACAAACTACATCTGAAAAAAATTCTGAGCCAGTAAAATTCAAATTAAAATGTTAAAGAAGAAAAAAGAAAAAATGGCAGATCAAGGTTTTGGCTTGTCGTAATAGAAGTAAGAGTAGACGCAATCGTCGTAGTGTTAGTGGTAACAGGTCAGTGTCAAGGAAGAAAAGGCGTCATAGCCCTAGCAAATCTTTGTAATTTGTAAGAAACAAATTTAGTAGTTCGCTTTCCTATGTTTTGTAAGGACAAGAAATAAATGGATGATAAAATAGACAAAAACGCAATAAAGAATCTTCCAACAGAAGTTGCCAGGAAAGAGGCATCAACGTGGATTAAAAAGTTAATTTCTAAATCGCAGCATTCTCCGCCAGCATTAACAAAAAATGGAGGATTTGAGCAGCAAAGTACCTTCGCAACTGAATCTGTCACATCCCACGTCAGCAGGCAAAGAAAAT